TAATAGTAATGGTACTGAAGATATGGAATATGCATTTGGTGTACAGAAAGCTGGTCAATTCAACAGCCGCTATACTGTTTATAAGAATCCTTACATGACTGAAAATACTATCTTAGTAGGTTTCCGTGGTAAGCAGTTCCTAGAGGCAGGTGCTGTATTTGCTCCATACATTCCGTTAATCATGACTCCTCTTATCTACGATCCAACTACCTTCACTCCACGTAAAGGATTGTTGACTCGTTTTGCTAAGAAGATGTTACGTCCTGAATTCTATGGTAAAGTTTACATCAGTGGTTTAAACACCCTGTAAGCTACCCTTAGATAATATCTAACAATTGAGCCCAGAGTAATCTGGGCTTTTTTGTTGATATTTATACTCAAATAATAAGTCATGACAGATTTCAACAGAAGTGAGGAGGCTAAAAATATTTTTAAAGAAAAAAGAAAGCCTAAAAACCCGATTAATTTTAAAATAACTTTAAACGAGGAACAGAAAGAAGCGAAACAAGTCATCTTAGACCACCCAGTCACATTATTAAAAGGTATGGCTGGATCAGGTAAAACATTAGTTGCTTGTCAAGTAGCTTTAGATTTAATGTTTAGAAAAGACATTGAACGAATTATTATTACACGACCTACAGTTGCAAAAGAAGATATAGGTTTCTTACCTGGTGATTTAAAAGAAAAAATGGATCCATGGTTGGCTCCTATCTATGCTAACTTACATATGTTATATGATAAGACTAAAATAGAAAAAATGGTAGCTGATGGACAAATTGAAATTGTACCATTTGCATTTATGCGAGGTAGAACATTCCCAGATGCAGTAGTAATAGTAGATGAATGTCAAAACATTACTCACGGTCAAACTGAAATGATATTAGGCCGTTTAGGTAAAGGTGGAAAAATGATATTTTGTGGAGATATAACTCAAACAGACTTAAAACAAAAGAAAGATAGTGGTATTGGTTTCTTTACTCGTTTAGAAGCATCTATTAAAGGAGTAAAAGTAGTTACCCTTAAAACAAACCACCGTCATGAAATTGTAGAGTCTATACTTAGTCTATACTCAGAATATAGGGACTAATATTTATACATAAACATATATTACATGGCAGATTTATTAGTAACTATACAAGAATCCATTACCCTTCCTAATAGAAATAAAGAAGTATTATATAATACTAAAACTATAACAGGTGTAAATCAAACTTTAAGAAGAATAGATACTATTCCAACTACATTTATTGGAGCTGGAGTTGAAATTATACGTTTTGTAGATAGTGAGCAAGAACAAACAGGAGGTGCATTTGTAAAAAGTAGTGTTAAATATGTAAGAATAACTAATTTAGATACTTTTAATCAATGTTTAATATACTTAATAGATACTAACGAAGAAAGCGTTATATTTAAATTAGACCCAGGTAAATCATTAATGTTTGGCAATGCAGATTTTAATGCGACTAACGCTAGTGATTATGTTATAGAAGGAGTATGGGATGAAGATTATTACTCTAGTTTTGTTTATTTTAATAGTATAAAAGCTAAAGCCGTTAATTCTAGTGTTCAATTAGAATATTTCGTAGCATCTTCATAATAAATAACATATTTATAATAAAACATAAAACATGGCATTAACATATAGAGGTACTAAAGGATCTCCTTTAACTATCGCAGAAATTGATAGTAACTTTGCTTATTTTACAGGCTCACATAGTATAACAGGATCAGTAATAATTGATGGATCATTAATAGTTAGTGGATCTCTTTTAAGCACAGAAGCAATACAAATATCTGGATCATTCAACCCAGTAGATTCTGAAGGCTCATCATTAGGTAGTGAAGAATTTTTCTGGGGTGAATTATATTTAGGTTCTGCTTCTGTTAACTTTATGGGGTCACCAAATAATCAAATTGCTTCTATAAAAGCATATGGTGAAAATGTTCAGGGAGCTTCATTTGTAAATGGAAATGTGTATATTGCTCCAAATATCCCTAGCGGATCAGGTATTAGTGGATCAGTTATTAAAAATCTTAGAGGATCATTTTCTGTTGGAACAGGATCATATGCTGTTGGAACAGGATCAGCTACATTTGGTAGATTTGTTCAAGCAAATGGTAACTATCAAACAGTTGTTGGCGCATTTAACCAAGTTAATAGCAGCTCAAACTCTTTTGTAATTGGTAATGGTACAGGTACTGGAAGTAGAAGTAATTTATTATTTGCTTCTAGTTCTTTAATACAAATAACTGGATCTATAATTACTAATGGAGTTTATATGACTCCACAAACTGTAAATAATAATATTGATGTACCAAGTAATACTAATGCTTTATTAATAGGTCCATCAGTATCTATAAACAGCACATCATCAATAGGAACTAACTCAGTACTAACTATATTAGGTGATATAACTCCTTCTAGTGATGTTACTGCTAATAACATAACATTAAATTTAAATACTTTAATTCAAGCAACAAATGACACTGAAGCAGCAATTGCTGGTGTTGTAGTTGGTGGGTTATATAGAAATGGAAATTTTATTCAAATTAGATTAGCATAATAAAAATAATTTAAAAAGTTTTAAATTAAAAACATATTATATATATTTATAAACAAACATTAAAAATAACATGAGTACTTTAAAAGTAAATAACATAATCCCATTCTCAGGACAAACTGTAAATATTCAAGGAGATTTCATTCCTTCAAATACTAGCCAATCATTAGGATCATTAACAAGTCCTTGGGCTGAGTTATATGTATCAACAGGATCTGTAAACTTTATGGCCCCAGGAACCCCAGCTGTAACTGTAGCTAGACTAAGAGCAGGTGGTCAAGCTTTTGCTAGCGCTGGTCCTATTCAAGGAATGATCTTTACAGAAACTAATGGTAATTTAAGAGGATCATTTAGTGTAGGAAGAGATAACCAAGCATCAGGAACTGCTTCTTTAGCTAATGGTTTAGCTAACACAGCTTCTGGTTTTTATTCTCACGCTGAAGGATATGGTAATAGAGCAACAGGAGCTGGTGCTCATGCTGAAGGTGCTACTAATTTAGCTAGTGGTGGTAGTTCTCACGCGGAAGGACAATTAACCACAGCTTCTGGAGATTATTCACATGCTGAGGGTTATTTAACAGTAGCATCAGGATATGGTGCTCATGCTGAAGGTAACGCTAGTCTATCTAGTGGTGGACAATCACATGCTGAAGGTACTTACACAACAGCTTCAGGTAACAGCTCTCACGCTGAAGGAGCTAGTACTATAGCTAGTGGTCTTAGTTCTCACGCAGAAGGACTTCAAACTATCGCTTCTGGAGATTATTCCCATGCTGAAGGTGCTCAATCAATAGCATCAGGATACGCTGCTCACGCTGGAGGAGTAAATTCAACAGCTAGTGGATTGTATTCTTTTGCTCATGGAAATACTGTTCAAGCTATATGGAATAATCAAACAGCAGTAGGTCAATATAATGTTTTAGGTGATTCTTCTTCATTATTTGTAGTAGGAGTTGGAATGAATGGTAATAGAAAAAATGGTTTTTCTGTTGAGTTAGATGTTAATAGTACTCTTGCATCTGTTGTAATTCCAACCAACTCAAGCAACCCTCAAAACCCAAAAGCTGGAGCTATGTATTTTAACGCTGGTACAAATTTACTATACATGTATAATGGTACTGCTTGGAGATCAGCTTCATTCGCATAAAAAATAAAATAAATATAATAATAAGAAGACCTCACATTTGAGGTCTTTTTTTATATTTATAAACAAACACTAAAACATTATGTCAAGACTCTTAGGCTCATTAGACTTAGATGGTAGTATAACCTCTAGTGGAGATTTTAAATTTTCATCAGGATCAGGAATAGTTCAATTAATAAATACTTTTACACCAACAGGAACAGCGTCATATGGAAGAACATTTGATGATGCTTCAACAAATACATCAACATATTTAGAGTATGGAATTAATGTTGTAGCCACAGACTCATTAACAAGTGGATCTTATTGCTGCCGTTTACCTCAAACTCCTAAAAAAGGTAAAAGTGTAACTATTATTAATAATGATGGTGTAGATTTATTTGTATTCCCAAGCACAGCAAGTGGTGATATCAATGGTGTAGTAGATGGATATATTACAATCCCATCAGATGGTAGATCATATACATTTGATTGCTATGAAAACCCACTACCAGGTGGATGGTCATCAAATACCCTTCCTAATGGGAATATATTATATAGTAGTGGTGTAGTAACATATAACGCTACACCTTCAAATTCTAGATTAGCATTTATTAACAACTCAACAAAATTATCTGGAAGTGGATATTCAACTGCACCTATAGAATTTAACGCAAATGGTGTTTTCCCAGGCTTAACAAATATTAATAATTTAGGTACAATTGGTACTCAAGGTACATTTGTAAATGCATATTATGTCCCACCAACTACATGGAAAAAAATTAATTCTATAAGTATACTAACTAATTTAACTAGTTCAAATTCAATTATTATTAGTATGTTAATAGCGGGTACAAATTGGAATAATGCTTTTTTAACAGGCACTACTACACCAGCATCATATCCATTTGGACCATTAAATAATTGGACAGCAACAGAACAAAACTGGGCTATACAGAATGGGTTCTCAGTCTTTTTTAATGGTGGGATTAATTATTGGGGAGGTGTTGGTAGTTTTGGACTAGGAGAGGCTCAACGCACCACACTCCCAGGTGTATTTACTCCAATTCCAGGAAATCCTTTAGTCTCAGCTACTGCTGGAGGACCAGGAACACAAAAAATATCATTGAATATAAATTATAATGCTATTGGTTCAAACATAACAAGATTAATAGGTAAAAGTTATATAGGAACAGGTATGAATCTTAATGGACAATTAGTAGACGCATATTTTAATCATGCTTTTTCACCTATTTTTATACTTCAAGACTCAAATAACGCCTCTATTAGTGGGGTAAAAATAAAAATGAATTTAAGTGTAACACTAAACTAAAATATTATGCCATCAATACTATTATATTCTGCATCTCTATCACAAACTGGATCAAATCCACCAAATGCTACCATCGAACCAGGTAAAGCTGACATATCGGGGTCATGGTCAAGACTAGATACAGGACTTTACAAATTTACTAGAGGAAGTGGAGGATATTTTCTTCCATCTTCAGGAAGTGTTTACGGGAATTTATCTATTCAAGTATCAACAAATGTTACTTCTAGTTTTGTTACATTTATCTCAGGATCAGATTCAAGTTCCTTATATTTTACAACATATTCAAGTAGCTACACATCTATCCCAGGTGATAATATGTTACCATCAGGTAGTATATTTCAAATTAATGTTAATATTATTTACTAACCATATTTATAAATAAACACAAATAATATGTCAATACTCTTAGGCTCAGTAGATTTAGATGGTAATATAGCATCTAGCGGAGATATATCATTCACAACATCAGGATCAGGTGTAATCCAAACTTTAACTACCATCGCAGCTAATGGAACAGCATCGTATGCTGGGTTTAGTGATACTACTGCTTCTTTAAATTTTGGTATTAATCTTATAAACTATGCAACTTCTCAAAATTATTGTGTAAAATTACCTCAACCAACAACTGGTAAGAGCGTCACAGTAGTAAATAAGAGTGGTATAGATATAAAGGTTTTTCCAAGTAATACAGGTGGAGATATTAATGGTAATATAAATGGGTTTGCCACAGTCCCATCAAATGGAACCTCATATGTATTCAATTGCTATGAAAATCCATTACCAGGTGGATGGTCGGTATTATCAACAAATGGTACTAACCAAACATTAATATCAGAAGCTATTATTTCTTCTGTAGGTCCTAGAGTATACCCCAACCCAGGATGGGAAAGTTCACATAGTGGTCTTGTTTTTGTAAATAATGATATGCAAGCCACTGGGAGCATGTGGGGTTACTTTGGAACACCATTTAATTTCCAAGACCCATCAGTAAGCCCCCAATATACAGCAACAACACAACCTTATTATAACGGTGGTTTAGCAGTATATACTCAACAATATCCAACAGATTCTTGGAGAAGAATAAACAGTGTAACATTAATAACAAATTTAACTGCAAGTTTAACAGGTTATATTCAATGGATATTGTCTGTTGGGATGGATACCCATTATTATTTCGCAAATAACCCTACATATCGTTATGTTGGTGGATTTTGGGATCAAAATACTGGATACCCAAATATAGATCCTATATGGACAAACTGGTATAATAATATTCTACAACCATGGGCTGCTGCTAATGATGGTAATGGTTACCCAATATTAAGTGGATTAGGTTTCAACGGAGGAGGTCCTGTTTCATCTATAGTTTCAGTTGTCCCAGGAACATTTATCCCGGGCCCAGGAGTTAGTGGATCTATATTAGCAGCTAACCCTGGAGACCCAGGGACTGCTAAATTTACTATAAATATTCCACAACAATATACTACTAATGCTGTAGGCCACACTGATCTAGGAGCTAGATATATAAGTTCTTTTACACCTAATGGGACTTATTTTAATGGAACAAATTATCTCCCTATAGGGACATTAGATGCTTACCAAGTTAAATGTTGGGGAATTGGTTTAATGAACAACTGGACAGATTACTCCTTTCCTGAATTAAAAATTATACCTCAATATAATGTAACCTTAAATTAATAAAACAATGGCATTTTTATCACTCTACTCAGCATCTATTTACCAATCAGCTAGTACTATGGTACAGATAACAGCTAGCTCAGGTGGGAAATCTTCAAACCTTATAACAGGTTCATTTATTCGCACCGCTACAGGTTCATATGTATTTACGTCTTCAGGTGCATTTTCAGGAATGTCAGGTAGTATTACTGGAAGTATAACTAGTTATATATATTTTAATCCTCAAGTTTTTACTTCTTCATTAGGTAGTGTTTTTGTAGCGGCTGGGAATACAAATCCAAATTCATTCTATGTTTATACTTTTTCTAATATGTTAACTCAAACCCTAAGTGATAGTGCTATTGGATCTGGATCATATGAGATAAATGTAGGAATTAGTTACTAATATTATATTTATTAATATTTTAGAAGATCCCCTAGTGGGATCTTTTATTTTTCTTTAATATTTATAACAAAATCTAACACATGAATATTCCTATATATCCTGGTTCTAGTTCATTTACTCCGGGTTTAACCCCATTTGGATTTTATGACTATGATCAACAATTTCAAACTGATGCTGATAAAGTAGCTACATTTTGTGCTCGTCGACTAGGATATCCTATTATGGAAGTTGAATTACAAGATTTAAATTTTTATGCTGCTTTTGAAGAAGCAATTACTACATATGGTAACGAAGTCTACGCGTTTCAAACCGTGGATAATATGTTATCACTAGAGGGTGCACCTGCGGATGTTAGTGTAAATAACGCGCTTATTGTGCCTGGTATGTCAACAGTAATACGTTTGTCTCAACAATATGCTGCAGAAGCAGGAGCAGGTGGAAATATAACTTACTATAGTGGAGCATTAGCATTAACACCTGGAGTCCAAACTTATGATTTAGCAGACTGGGCTATAAGCCAAAGTATATCAGGTGGAATAGAAATTAAATCTGTATTTTATCAAAACCTACCTGCTGTAAGTCAAATGTATGCTCCGTTTGGAGGATTTGGTGGATTAGGAGGAGTACCAGCTGCTGGTTTATATGGTGGAATGTATGGAGGTGGATATGGAGGTGGATACTTAATGATGCCGGTAGCGTATGATGCTGCTGTAGTACAAGGTATAGAATTAAGTAATACAATTCGTTTATCTGCTTACACATTTAATATTGTAAACAATAAAATAAAAGTATTTCCTATACCATCAGATCAAGATGTCAGAGAAGGATTTTTATTTTTTGAATATATTAAAGTTCAAGAAAGAATAAGTGATAACATTGTTCAACCTGGAGGAAATCCTGACTATCCAGATTATGTAGTGACTAATCCTTCAAATGCTCCATATACTAACCCAACATATAGTTTAATTAACTCTATTGGACGTCAATGGATATTTGAATATTGTTTAGCATTATGTAAAGAAATGTTAGGATATGTTAGAGGTAAATACTCTACTGTTCCTATTCCTGATCAAAATATGACATTAAATCAAGCTGATTTATTATCATCAGCTACAGCTGATAAAGCAGCTTTATTAGAAAGATTAAGAGCATATTTGGGAGATATGTCTAAAAAATCACAATTAGAAAGACGTTCTCAAGAAAGTGACTTTAGAAGACAAGAAATTAACAATGTACCAATGACTATATTTATCGGATAATGGCACTATTTGGAGGAGCAAGAGATATTTCAATGTTTAGGAAAGTAAACAGAGAGTTACTAGGAGATATTATTACTCAACAAGTTGCTATATATAAGTATGTTTTAGATAAAACTAAAGTGAACATGTATGGTGAATCATCTGGTGGTAAATTTTTTACTGGCCCAATATTACTAAATGCTTTAATTGAAGTAGGTGATAATACAAGTCCTACAAATGAATTTGGAGTTGACTTTAATTGGAGTATTAAAGTAGCATTCTTAGTAGATGATTTAACAGACGCGAATATAATACCAGAAATAGGTGATGTACTTTTATATCAAGAATCATATTTTGAAATAGATAATACAGTTCATACTCAATATTTCGCTGGTAAAGATCCTGACTACCCATACTCTCAAAACCCACTAAATCCAGGTTTAGATCAATTTGGATATAATGTAAGTCTAATCTGTGAAACACATTATGTACCAGCAGATCGTATTAATATTACTAAACAAAGATTATAATGGCTGAAACAAGAAAACCAATACCTAAAACACAAAGGGAAATAAGTGTTTCTTTACAAGAGCCTTACAAACCTAGTGATCCACCATTTATTCTTGATGAAGAGGGTAATGAAATTCCTAATTTTAACGCCGCTGGATTTAACTACACAGGCAATCCTAACCCAACAGCTACTTCTAATAGAGCAGATCAAATATCATTTAAAGGTGATACTGTAAAACCATTCTCAATTGGTCTAGAAGATTTAGATTGGGCTATAATGTACTATTTTCAAAACGTAATCAAACCTACTGTATCACAAAACGGAGAATCTATACCAGTACCTGTAATATATGGTTCACCTGAAAAATGGAAATCATTTCAAAAAGATGGATATTATAGAGATTTAAATGGTAGAATAATGGCTCCATTATTAATGTTTAAGAGAAATAACATTGAAAGAAATAGAGCTTTAGCTAATAAATTAGATGCTAATGAACCTCACAACATAGCTGTCACTGGTAAAAAATATGGTAAAAGTAATGCTTATAGTAATTTTAATGCTTTAAATAATATTAAACCTGAAGAAATATACTACGCTACAGTTGTACCTGATTATTTAACAGTCACTTATGAATGTGCTGTATTTACTTATTATAATGATCAATTAAATAAAATTATTGAAGCTGTAGAATATGCCGCAGATGCTTATTGGGGCGACCCAGAACGTTTTAAATTTAAAACAAATGTTGACTCATTTACAGGTACTGTAGAGTTGGCTGACAGTACTGAAAGAATTGTTAAAAGTACTTTTACTCTTAGAATGCATGGATATATAATACCAGACATTATTCAAAAAGATATAAACTCAATAAAAAAATTCTCTAATAGAAGTATACTTAATTTTACTGCAGAAGCAGTTAGTAATTTAAATAATTTAACAAACCAATAGTATATTTATAATAAAATAATTTATGGAAACAAAAGTTTTAACACAAGAAGAAATTCAATCACTAAAAACATTACAAGAAAACCAATCCTTATTAGTAACAGCTTTAGGTGATCTTGAATATCAAATTACTATTTTAGAAACTAGAAAACAATTTTTAAAAAGTGAAATTGCAAATCAAATTGAAAGTGAGATTAAAATAGGAAAAGAATTACAAGAAAAATATGGTGAAGGAAATATTAATTTAGAAAAAGGAGAATTTACTCCTGTTTCATAATTTTGACATTCTTTAAGATATTTATAATAAAATCAAACACATAATAAAAACATGGCAGAAACATTAATATCACCAGGTGTATTAGCGAGAGAAAATGATACTTCACAAGTAACTTCGCAACCTGTTCAAGCTGGAGCAGCTATTATAGGTCCAACTGCGAAAGGACCTGTTGGTATACCTACATTAGTTACTACTTATAGTCAATTTCAACAAAAATTTGGAACTACATTTACAAGTGGTAGTAATAGCGATATATACACTTATTTTACATCTATAGCTGCTTACAATTATTTTGCTAATGGAGGAACTTCATTATTAGTAGCTCGTGTAGTGAGTGGATCTTATGAATCAGCAGTGAGTACAGATATTTTAAATACTATTCCATCTACTCCTGGAGCATTTTCAACAGCATCAAAAACATCAGCTATAGTAGGAGACTCAATTAATACTGAATTTAGGATTTTAGATAATAGCTCAAATACTTATAGATTCTTACCTACAGCTTCTGGTAATTACCAAGATGATATAGATGGAAGATTATATTTCTTTGCAAGTGGATCTACACCTTCAGCTACAGTAGCTAATTTAGCATCTAAAATCTCAGGAGTTGCACCACTAAGTATTACAGCTACAAACAATACATCAACATTAATACTATCTGGTTCAACCTCAAGCTCATTCCAAAATGGATATAGATTCCAAACTGGATCAGGTGCTTCATTCTCAACACAAGCAACTTTATCAGGTGGTGTAGATGGAGGTGGAAGTATTGCTTTTGTATTAGAAACTATTGCTCAAGGTATTGAACAAAATAGCTCAAGTTCATTAGATATCAGTGGTTCATTAGCTAGTGGATCATCTAATAATCTTAGATATCAAATATCCAACTGGAATACAGCTTCTGGAACATTTAGTTTATTAGTTCGCAGTGGAAATGATAATACTCTAAATATAAACCCATTAGAAACTTGGACTGGCTTATCTTTAGATCCATTTTCACCAAACTTTATATCTAAAGTTATAGGTGATGTATCTTATACTTATAAAACTGATGGTACATCATATTACCTTCAACAAACTGGATCTTACACAGGTGCATCAGCTTATGTTAGAGTAAAATCAACAATAACTACTCCTAATTATTTTGATAATAATGGTGATCCAAAACCAGAATATACTGCTTCACTTCCAATTAACCAAAATGGTTCATTTAAAAATGCTACTGGAACATTAGGAGATGCATCTGAATATTATGACAAAATACTTACAGCAGATAGAGCTCAAGGAGTCCCAGTAATAGGAACAACTGGTCAGGATTATATATCTATGATTAATTTATTATCTAATAAAGATGATTATAGATATAATATATTATTAGCACCTGGACTATTTAATAGTTTACAAACATCAGCAATAACTAGTATTTTAAGTGTAGCTGAAGATCGTGGTGATTTTATTTTTGTAAATGATTTATATACTTATGGTGCTACATTATCACAAGTTACTAGTCAAGCGATTGGAAGAAATACATCATATGCTGCTTCATACTGGCCTTGGGTTCAAACGCAAGATCCAGATAGTGGAAGAAATGTTTGGGTACCAGCTTCAACTGTAATAGGTGGAGTATATGCTTACAATGATAGAGTAGCTGAGCCATGGTTTGCACCAGCAGGTATAAACAGAGGTGGATTACAAGTTATAAAAGCTGAAAGAAGATTATCTCAAACTGACAGAGATAATTTATATCAAAATAAAGTTAACCCAATCGCTACTTTCCCAGGACAAGGTGTTGTAGTATATGGTCAAAAGACATTACAAACTAAAGCATCAGCTTTAGATCGTGTAAATGTTCGTCGTTTGTTAATTGCTCTTAAAAACTATATTTCTCAAGTAGCTAATA